GTCCACCAAAGATCTGATGCGTTTGGTAGGCGACCAGATCGAAGAAAATCTCTCTGGTTATAGCGACGAGGAACTGATTGCAGAGGTTGAAGAATATTATCCTGACCTGCTGGAGGACTGAGACTCCGTGTGACAGTCCCCGAACTGTCCACAAGGGGTTGCAATCCCCCCCAATCGCTGCCATACTACAAGAGTCAACCAAACAACCCAACCATGCGTAAGATTGAATCCAAGATGAATGACGCCATCATCGATGGCAAGGATTTCAAGTCTGGCAACACTCAAGTCGTCACCATCAGCGACGTGTCGTTTGTCTATCTGCACGGCAATCACATCGCTTCCATTGGCAACGACTTCATCCAACTCTTCTCTGGTGGTTGGCACTCTGTGACCACCAAATCTCGTCTCAATGCACTTCTCTCCGTGCATGGTCTGCCTGGTGAGAAAGTCTTCCAGAAGAACTTTCAGTGGTTTGTGCAACAGGAAGGTGGTGCAATTCCTTTCTTTGATGGTATGCGTCTCGCTTGATGAAACGACTGACATTCAAGAAAATCTCTCCTCAGAAAATGAAACTACTCTCTCTCACTTTCCTGGTTTGCTTTCTTCTCTTCCCTTCAGTGCGATATAAAACTGGTAGCGTCATTCATGCTGCTGCCGATGTTATCCAGTCCACCGCACAATCTGCAGAATAAATCATGCAATTCCAAGTTACCTACATTGAGTTCGATTTCGACGGTGAAGATGATATAGATGCCTATGAGAAAGACACCATTACTTCCGAAGTGATTGGTACATTCTGGGAAGCAGTAGATGAAGATGACCTCGTAGAAGAAATTACATGTGCATCAGGTTGGTGCATCAAGTCCATCGATTATCGTCACATTCTCAACTAAACATCATGTCTCGCTCACAACGTCAATCTCACATGGTTAAAACGAATACGACCCCGATTCGTTCTAACTTCGCTTCACACAACAAATATCTTGCTCAATCTCGCCCCTCTAAATAAAATTACATACATTATATCCAATGACATCCAATCCACTCTCTGATAATCTTACTGAAACAATCGCTAATCAACAGGAAACCTACGGTGTGTTTCCTATTCCAGTTTCTAAGATTAAACTCGCAAATCATGAAACTTACAAGAAGCAAATCCTTAATTGGATGAGTACGCAAGATTTTTTGAAGCAACACGGTCGCGAAGCAATTTGTTTTAATGTCTTACAAGTTGGACCCACAAATCAACTCCTTCTCGATCTACCTGACCTCGCTCAAGATATACTCGACGCTGTTAATAAACATAACGACAACGCTCACAAATATGCTTCCAATCTTGCCATCTCTGAATCATACTTAGAACTCCACAATAAAGGTGCAATCTATGCTCCTCACGAGCACTCGAATTGTTTATTCTCTCTTACCTATTTTGTCAACTATGATGTAGAACGACATGCTTACCTAAAGTTTAGACGTAACGTGTCTTCCATGCATTACCCTGTCATTCAGATTGATTCCAAAGAGATGACACCTTACAACATGACCGAAGCAACATTTAACATGGCAGAAGGTGATGTTGTCATCTATCCTGCTAATATGACCCATGGTTATGATAACAACTACAACGATGAAAGAATCACTCTCACTGCCAACATCGTCCCCTCTGAATGATAGTTTTCCACAGATTCCGCAGATTGTGGAAAACTTTTAAATGTTAAAATAAATATAAACTAGCGAAGTATTCGTCTCGTTATTCTTTAGATCTATTGTAGTCTAAGAGCGTAACACATGAAACGAGATTTTGTCAACACATCAGCATCCCAAATATGCAAGGACTTGACAAACACTTTGCTACTCTCTATAATTACAAAGCAACCACGCAAACTACATGGGAAGGACATACAAACGCAACGACCTACATAACACACGACGCCCGAAAAGTATCAGGGAAAAACGTCAATTCAATGGCAGCAAACGCCAGACTAATTTTGACAACGATTCCCAGGACTTTTCCACAGGGTATAACAAACTGCCCCGACAGTATGACAATTATTTCGAGGAACATGACGATGCTTAGTAATGCCTACGATGACCCACATGACCGCTCGCTCATTGATAGCGATGACGTTGATGATGACTGGATTGATAGTATACTGAAAGAGGCAGATGATGACCTCTACGATGATGCTAGTTTACTCGAATTCGCTCCTGATGATAGGGGGGACTGGTCATGAGTAAGATAGTCGAATTGCAGACAATTCCTCCCGTTAATGTTAAACTATGGGAGAAGAATAAGCGTTATTTCTGGGCATATGATTATGATGCATGTCCTAAGAATGGTCCATTCAATTCCTCCAACCTTGCATTAGCGGACGCCTTAGACTATAGCACAAAATGAATAGTATGTCAACCCACATTGAGGTCCAATTGGATCTATATGATGAAGGACAATTACCACCAGAAGAGCAAGTGCAACTCATGCAATTATTGATAGATATGGATATGGCACATCACCTCACAGAGTATCAACAATTCTGTGAATATTGCATCGCTGAAGAGTTATGCTATGATGTGAAATCACAGTGCAGTTGATGTCTCTGAGGACAGTGTAATCGGTCGCGTTATGTGTATACGCGGTGCGGGTATACGTATATAAAAAACATCCCTAGAGCTAACCTACAACAGTATCCCAGTGCCCTCGCAATATATCAAAATGAAACTACGGGTCCCCCCATCTGAAAAAAATTTTCCAGGTTATAAATTGTCCACCAGGGTTTCGGTAACTGAGCAAATAGAATACATTTTCATAACCCTCTCAGAGGCGCTTAGAATCGCCTATAATGCCCTTGTCAACACTATCCTTAGAAAAAGTAAGTAACTATGAGTAATCGTGACAATGAATGGTTTGCCATTAACGAACAATGGAAAGACTTGATAGGTCTTCCATGGACAGGCAGACGTATATACGGATGTTATGAAATTATTCGAAAATATTTCAAAGCGAAGTATGGGATGAAGTTGATTGATTTCAATAAGATGGGAGTCTTTGCATTTACAGATGAGGCAATTGAAGAGAGTGCTGCTGGGTGGGCTTATAGAAAAGAATGGGGAGATGAATTAGACTTTGATAGTTTACAAGCAGAAGATGTCTTAGTATTTCTTTTGTATACAACTCCTCTTGGTGGAGCGTATTCTGCACCAGTAGGGAGAGCACCTAATCACGGGGCAGTTTATCTTGGTAATGGATTTATGTTACATCATCCTTATGATGGTTTGTCGGAAATTGCAGACCTCAGACTAGGCGCTTCTGCCATATGGCGTCAATCCTGTGTCGGTGCAATTCGTGGCAATCCTGGTGCAATTCCTGCGAATCCTATATAAGAGGATATAGCAAGATGACTATGAAGAGATATGTTTTAGATGTTGAGGAAGACGAGCATACTGGAGAGTGTTATGTCACATTTCCTGAGGAATTGCTTGAAGAGACTGGATGGGAAGAAGGCACACAATTAGAATGGTCCGAAGAGATTGATGGATCTATTATCCTTCGGAAAGTTGAAGAGTAAAAAAATCCGAAAAACCGCGTTAACCATGAATAACGATTATGATAGAGAAGAGGTAGTAGGTGATATTCCTACTGAATTCAACTCACCAGAAGAATATACCACGTGGTGTGTAAATAATTTAGCGCAAGCAATTACTAATTTATCCACTCGTATTACTAACTTGGAAATGATTATCCAAAAAATACCGCCCCCAGGTGCTGATATGATTCAGTATAAAATTCCAGGTACGGATGACTATAAAAATGTAAAAGAATTATTTGATGATATCTATTCAAAAATAGAGTCTAAATAATTCAACGCAAGAGTTTCCGTATAATGCCCGCGTTTATATTAGAAACAGGTAGAGGATATCCAAACCCAATTGATGCTCAGGGGTATAGCACTGTATTTAAACGTCCAGCATCAGGGTCTTACCGTGGCGGGCACAATCCAAATATTGGCACAGGCACAGATTATCAAATTACATATGAGGGGTCAGGTCCAGGGTCTTTTCCTTTAGGGAAAGATTCTGTGCATTATATTGGTGACCAAGAACCTACATGTGTTGCAGATTGTGGTAAAACTAGACGACCCATATATCGTTGGTATCGTGGTGTAAAGAGAGACCATAAGTATACCTCAGAACCTGAAATCCGCAAAGTGGATATGGGTTGCGAAAATGAGGATTGGAAAGAGGCAGCATCTGGTTACAATGCAGAGCCTCGTAGTAAAAAAGGTGTCTTCTATGTAATGGACCGCTACGTTAATGGTAGTGTGCCGCTAAAGGCTTGGTATTCACATTGGCCTGATAATTCATATTTAACTATAGGCACCAACCTACCCGAACCAGCGCAGATTGGTTGCGGGAGAAACTATTATACAGAAGTCGAAACCCTTGGATATGTTTTTACTACTCAAGCTGCAGCAGCTGCATATGGTGCGACAGTAAAACCTTTACACCATTATCGTATGGGGAATTATGGTGACGGTAATGGTGAAGCAAAAGCGATTGATGATTTTTATACAATCACTCCAGAGAGTGAAGTTAATCTAGATGGTCCAATCGAGCCAGCGAAGCGGATGAAGCGGGAGTATAAGTATAAGGGAATTCTCTGCTATGTCTTTGTAGAAAGCTCACCAGAATCTCCTCGTAAAAAAGTAGTTGATATTGGAAAGATTGGACCTACAGGACAATGTGTTGATAAGTCTGGATGGTATCAATTTAAATCAACAGGAATATTTTCATATCGAGGTTATCGTACTATGTCTGGGACACCAGGTGTAGTTGGATTTGGTAATCCAGATAATGCTTCTATTATTTCAGCAAATGCAAACTTCGAATGGTTGTATGGATTAAATGGGGCTATTAAAGGAGCAGTGCCTCGGTTTCTAAGTTTTGAAGATTCATATGATTCTCAGTTTGTGTATTACCTATATGATACTTCATATCCATGGAATGGTCCTATCTTTGGTATTCAATACTTATTGAATAATGTGCCATGTTGCCCAAATGCCATGATAGGCCCCCCACCAACACCAATCTGTAATAAGGTAGAGAATTATCATTCTCACTTTTATCAAATCCGCCAGGATTCTTGGCAAACAACAAGAACTAAATTAACAATTAATGATTTGTCTACTTATGGTGTAAATGAATCGTTTGTCACTATCGATACTGATAGTCCTAGAATCATGTTTAGATATCTTACTCGCACTGGAGATTATAATAGTGGCGAGAAAATTAATGGATGGAATATTACTAAGGTTTTATATTATGGGGATGAATTGAAATGTGGTGTTATGGACCTAACCAAAAATGATGGAGTTGGAAATGCATTTACTTATTTACAACAATTCACATCTACAGACGGTGGCACAATTCAAGTATTAGCAGGATTTGGAATTGGTAACAAAGCAGCGTTTGCTGGTGTGTATGAATTTCCTAAGAAAGTTTCTTACTATAAAGTTGAAATTAATCCCGAACATTTGATTCCGTCACGCACACTTGATGTAGCAAAAGCAGAAGCAGTCGTGAATGAAGTTGGAGCAATTACTTCTGTTAATATAATTAATGGTGGACGTGGTTATAGGAAACCTAATGTAGTTGCAATCTATCCTCGTGTCGATCAGAGTTGGTCTGCAACTGACCTTGCAAAAACTCAAGAGGGTGCACTGAGTGGCACTACAGATGCAGCAGAAGCTTTACCAAGACCAGAAGTTGATGGTCAAATAAATGATGTAGTGCGTGATGCAGTTAAAGCACAGGGGATTGAGGATAAGAGAATTAAATTTCCCATAGACAAAGATGGGGATAAATTTGAATTGCGTCAAGCAAAATTAAAGGTTACCGAATTAAGTCCAGATGGTGTAATCATGTCCATTGGTGTTGTGGATGGTGGGGCAGGATATAGTCAATCTGAATTACCATCAGTCTTTATTACAGACCCAGATGTATACACCCGAAAAGCTGAGGACCTTGGTCCTTTGGATAAGGAAACAGATTATTTTACCAAGGATGCATTCAAAAACGTTAAGATTCCATCGAGTGTAGGTAGTAGTGGTGGTGATGGAATAAGTCAATTAAAAAATATTATACAATCATCATTTAACATACTACAACAAAATACTGGAGGCGATCTTAATGCTGGTGGAGCGGTGCAGGTGCCAGACAGTTATATTCGCATGGCAGAAATAGATACTGCTAAAACTAGATATTGTACTAATCTACCAGCAACTTGTATTAACATTGATGGTGATACTGGTGGAGTCCTTACGTCATTGCCAAACGCAGAAAATTTTAAATACCTGATGGCAAATAGTGGATTTGCAAAGTTTTATAAAGAAGGAATGTCTCAAGTATATGATATTGTTAAAAAGAATGATGAGCATAGTCGAACTGTTGGGAAAGGACTATATGGTGCCCAAGGAGGAAATCCTTGCCTGGATGTATCACAACCCAAACTATACAACGTACAACGTTGGTTTGATGTGCCTTGTGCATACTTAGCAGTTGGGTCTGATGGCAAACAAAAAGCTTTTGGATATATGCCATTTAAATATTGTGCTTCAAATGAGATAGATGCATCCTTTACAGTTTCGTTGCATTTTGAAGGCAGCACAATAGGTCCACAAGGTGCACAATTTATGAATTTTCTCAACACCTTTAAAAAACCAAAATTAACAGAAAAACGCAAAGCAGACGGTGGATATAAAACTTGGAGTTGCACTCAAGGGGTTGTAAAAGGAAGATGTTACAGAAACCCAAATAATTCTAACGATATTGTTTTTGTCCCTGTTGGACTAGACGAAAATACTTATGATTATAATCGAAGTGGATTTTCAGAATTCGAGCAATTTAAATTATGGTTGGGGAATAATTTGACAAGTGGTAGTCTTACTAGTACTCCACTGACTTGGCAGACTGGATCGACAACTACACCTGGCACTGGAGGGAATCCGCCAGTAACTACAATAACAACTTCTTCAACTTCATATACTAGATTCACAGTATCTTGTAGTCCAAATCCAGCAACTACTAATGTGCCAAATCATACCTGTTGGGATACCTTTGTTAGAAAAACTGGAAATGCCACAGGACCCTTGGATGTATATTGTGGATGGGATAATGCTGGAAATCCAATCCCAGGATTAAGATTCTGGGAAATTACTGGACCTGGAACGGGTGGCACTGTCAATCCATTTTGCTCACAATGTGCGATTCCTCCTGTAACTTTGCTTTTCACTCAACCTGCTATAGTGCCACCAAATGTAGGATTAGAAAATGTAAATGATGCATCTATAGCCATTGACCCACAACGAATATATACTGATACAAAATGGGCTAATAGAAAAGTGTTGTCAATGGGTCCCTATTATGGCACTATGCTTGTAAGGAATTACTTGTCTGGAGGTATTACACAGTTAAGTAGAATGCTACGTAATTTTGGTAATCCATATTTTGATGAATGTAGTGACCCAGATACTAATCCTTACGTACAAGGAAATGAAATAATAGACTTATCGAGGTAACATGGCATACGGACTACTCAAACCAGTTGCAAGTTTAAATGGACTTCCCTGTTCAGGACACGGATTATGTATGCCTGCCACTATCCACTCGGTGCAAGTTTGCAGCAGCCCACCAGTTCCGTATTCTATTTACATTAAGAATTTTACATGTTGGTGGCCACCCCTACCATTAATCCCTATTTTTCCAGTTACACCAGACCGAGCTACAGTGCTTGTAAACTTTATTCCAGTTATGTTACTGGGGGATGCATTCATTTTTCACTTTTCACCTTGCACAAATATTATTTGGTATATTTGTCCATGTGGAAAAGGTGTATGTATAATCCCAACTCCGATAATATGCAGTATTTTAACTGCTGAAGACACAGGTGTCGGACATATTAGAGTTGCAATAGCAACAACATTAACAGTTTTTGCATTAAAGAGACCAATTGCTCGTATATTGGACCCACTCGGTGTTGGATTTCCTGGATTTTCTTACCCCTGCTCTTCAGTTATTACATTTGGACATCCAACAGTACTTGCATCTTGACTAGATATGCTATACTTTATATGTTTCTGAGGAAATTATGGCAGCAAAATCAAAAGTTGGACTAGTGAAGACAAACTATACCCCTGGTAAACCGAAAAAAACTCGGCAAGGGCGTAGTCAAAATACACATCTTGGAGCATCTGCACGAAATGGTCGTAAAAAAAGGTATCGTGGACAAGGTTGAGACAACGCCAGAGCGCGTAAATAAGGCAAATGAGGCACTTTTTCATGCAACAATGAATCTACCTACTGCAGCTGCACACTGTGGTATGACACAACGAGAGATGAAAATGACTTTTAGAGAGTTTTTGAAGTCTCATCCTTCAGATTATATGTTGAGTCTCTAAATATATAAGAGATAGCAACCTCTCTAAAAGTTCTGTTGACCCTTAATGGAGAAACAGATGGCAAATTCACCCGTAGATTTAGGAAATGAGTTTGTAAAATCGGGGATGACCTTAATTACTGACCCAAACAGTGATAAATATCTCAAAATGGCGCGAAAGCGCCAGTGCGATCCGCCCAAAGATCGCAATTCTAAATGGTGTGGTGGTAAAAATGGGTTTGATGACTATGTAGAGTGGATGTAAATGGCATCTTACAGATTCAGATCTGAAAAATACGTCAGTAGAGCATTTAAGGACTTGGCGATTTCATTTAATCGCAATCCCTCTACTGGCGATTTTGGCATAGTTAAAGATGAAAACGCAATAAAACAGTCTGTAAGAAATTTAATACTTACTATGTTTGGTGAAAAACCATTTCAAGAGACAATTGGGTCTAAAGTAAAGATGCTTTTATTCGAACCGTGGGATGTTTTTGCTAAAGATGTTATCGAAGATGAGATTAAAGACACTATTGCTAGATTAGAACCACGAGTTGTAGTTGATTCTGTCGATTTAACAGACGATTCTGAGATTAATAGTATTCAAGTTTCTATAGATTATACAATTGTCGGACAAACACTTGTCCAAACCGTAGATTTCTTGCTAGAGAAGGCATAAAATGTCAGCAATTCCTTCACAGTTAACCTCTTTAGACTTTTTTGAAATTAAAGAGTCTATTAAATCTTACCTTAGGACTCGTAAAGAGTTTTCAGATTACGATTTTGAAGGTAGTAGCTCAAATTATCTGCTCGATATTTTAGCGTATAACACATATTACACGGCATTTAACGCAAACATGGCGTTAAATGAGGCATTTTTAGAAACTGCTACCGTTAGAGACAATATTGTCAAGGTCGCCAAGCAGTTAAATTATACTCCTAGGTCAATTAAGGCGGCAGTTGCATGTGTTTCTCTTACTGCACAGACCGATATATCCCAAGATAACGTATCTTATCCAGAATTTGCGACTTTGAAGAAGGGAGATGTATTTGTTGCAGAAAATAGTAACGACACATATACATTTTGTCTACCTAAAGATGTCCAAGTGCCTGTTGACCCATCAACAGGGATTGCTAAATTTGAAAAAATTCTAATTTATCAAGGAAATTTACTAGATTTTAACTATACTGTTGATTATACACAAAAACAAGAGTATATTATTCCTGCAGAAAATGTAGATACTGATTTAATCTATGTTGATATTGCTCCAAATGCACAATCTAGTGAAATTGACACATATAGTCTTAGTAAAAATGTAACTAGTCTTGATTCGAAGTCAAGAGTCTACTTTTTAGAAGAAAGTGATGACTTAAGATATAGATTAGTTTTCGGTGATGGTGTTATTGGTCGTAAATTAGTCGATGGAGAGTATATCAATATTACCTATGTCAGTACATTTGGTGCTGAAGCAAACGGAGCTAGTGATTTTGCATATATTGGTAACATTATCGATAGTGATAATCGTGTAATATCCCCAGCTCTTATAAACCTTAGCACTATAGACCCAGCACAACAAGGAGAGGATAGGGAAACTGGTATATCAATCAAATTTAGAGCACCAAGAGCATATGCTACTCAAAATAGAGCTGTTACCGAAGCAGATTATGAGCATATCGTCAGTGAGATATATCCAGCAGCGGCGTCTGTAACCGCCTATGGGGGTGAGAAACTCAGACCACCCGTATATGGTAAGGTTTATATTGCAATTAGACCTAAAACTGGCACAAAACTGAATGCTACGACAAAAGTTAGAATTAAAAATGACTTAATGCGTTATACAGTAGCATCCGTTGAGCCAGTCATCATTGACCCAGTGACATATTATATTATTCCGAGGTCATACGTTTACTACAATGGAAATGATACAGGTCTTAGCGGTTCGCAATTATCAACAAAACTATTGCAGAATATTGATGGATACAATAAGACAAATGCTCCTAATAAATTTGGAGGAAGAATTGACGGATCTAGATATGCCGCAATGCTGGATGGCAGCGACAACGCAATTAGTGGTAGTGTCACCCAACTGACATTAGGACAAAATTTAGATAAATTTGTCTTCAGTAGTGTTTTCAACCAATGCTTAGATTTCGGGAATCCATTTTACAATCCAGAAGATTTAGCTGGAAGAGACAAAGGTAATGGTAGTGGTAGTGGTAGTGGAAACCAAGGAAACGTTTGTGCTCCAAGTTTTTCTGTAGTTAAATCTGGCACATTTTATGCAACTGGTTATTCAGAAGATGTTTTAAATCTTATTACGGCAGATAACACTGCAAATGGGCAGATTACTACTCAAGTATTTTCATCAACAGACCAAAATAGGAATGTATTAGTGCCTGTTACGATTAGAGATGATGGAAGAGGCAATCTAATATTAGTTACAAAGAAAAATGAAAAAGAAGTAGTCCTTAGTGCTTCGGTAGGTAGTGTTAATTATCAAAATGGCACAGTTTGCGTTGGTCCATTATCAATTGAAGGCACTCCAGATGGGACTGAAAGACTTCCTATACAAGTTCTCCCATTTGGTGGGTCAATTAGTATTCCACCTGGCGTTGACCCAACTATTTTTAATCCATCTGTAAATCCTATTGATTATACTATTTCAGATATTCCAATCCCAACGTTTGATCCTAATAATTTTAATGGATTTAACTTCGGTAACATATCAGGCATAAATATCATTGATTATCCAACGGATACCTTTGAATATCCAGTTACTACATCCTGTTTCTGATAGTAATAAATAAATGCAAAAAAATATTGCCGTTTCAGATAGAGTTGAATTCCAACTTCCAGAATTTATTCGTGAGGAAGACAGGCAGTTTGTCCATTTTCTTTTTGAGTATTATAAGTCTCAAGAAAAAACTGGAAGACCTTACGATATTCTAAATAATCTTCTAAATTACCTAGATTTAAATAATTATTCTTCAGATATTTTATCAAGTAATACCAGTCTACTAAAAGATATTGGTATCTATGATACCAAGATTGAAATTGAAAATATTGATGGATTCCAACCACAAGATGGGTCCATTATGATTGATAATGAAGTAATCTACTACGAGACTCTAACTCGTGGACCAGATGCTATCATTACTCCTGGTATTTCATTTTCTCAATTCAATAAGAAAAAGCAGTTATTAGAAAATCCATTCTCATTATTCAATGGTGTAAGGAAGAACTTTCCACTCTTGTTCTTGGGCACTCCTGTAGCACCACCATCTGCAGAGCACTTGATTGTTATTACATATAACAGCATGAAAGTGCCAAATGTTGATTACTTTATTGAAGGAGACGAGATTAGATTTGCAGTCGCACCCAGAGCACGTACAGGGGCTGACGATTCAGAATTTACACAGATTATCTATCTTGTTGGATATGCAGACCAAACAATTATTACAACTGATAGTATACCTTATCAGGAATGGGAAGGAACAAAATCATATCCACTGAGAGTAAATACTCAAAGTTATACACCAACTTCTGAAATTGGTTTAATTATCGAAAAAAATAATAAACTTCAAATACCATATGAAGATTATACTGTATTCAATCAAGAAGTAATTTTTAAATTTCCTATTGGGGCAGCTGATAAAATCAATATTCGCTCTATAGAATATATTGCACCTTCATTTGGGTCTGGTGCACAGGCAGTTGTTTCAGTTGCAAATGATGGGTCAGTTTCCAAGATAATTAGCACACAAGGTGGAAAAGATTATCGCTTAGAGTTTGCCCCAAAGGTTATTATTCAAAGTAAAGATGGTGGTAGTGGATCTACTGCTAAAAGTTTAGTCAGTGGCATTAAAAATATTAATTTAATTGATGGTGGTCAAGGATATTCAACATATAATCCCCCAATTCCAGTAGTCGTTGCTCCAACAGATAGTAATGGTAGTCAGGCAAAACTATCATTAACGGTAGACGATGAAACGGGACAAGTAGATAGTATTACAATTGATAATTCTGGAAGTGGATACGATTTTATTCCAGCAATTACTTTTATTAATCCAGGTGGTGCTAAAATTAGTAATCCAACCATTGATAGTGAGGGAAGACTCACTATAGGGTCTATTCAACTAACAAGTGGAGGTAATAATTATACAAATGCACCATTAGTATACATTGACCCTGCACCCCCTGGCGGAATTAGTGCCCAAGCAATTTCTAAAGTTGACCAAGATGGTCAAGTCTATGAAATTTCCATTACAAATCGTGGTAGAGGATATACAACACCACCTAGAGCACGCATTATCGATCCAATTGGTGCTCAAGTTTTAGATGTAACAGTTTCATCTGGTGTGGTAACAAATATTGAAATGCTTACAGGCGGATCAGGATATATTGATGCTCCATCTGTTTATATTGTAGATGATAGAAAAGATGCCTACGGAGTACCAATTGGAGGCACTGGTGCAACTGCTGTTGCTACAATTTTTAATGGAGAAATTACAGATATCAACATTACAAATTTTGGTACAGGATATTCCACACAATATCCACCAAAAGTCTTTATTGCAACACCAAAATCTGCAAGAGCATCTGTTACTGTAGGATTCAATGAGGTTACTGGATTTGATATTCTACAGAATGGTAAAGGATATTCACCATCTGCGTTTTTAAATTGCTCTAGAGGAGTTTCTGGTGCAGTTGGATATGACCAACAGCATAATGAGATTTATGCTGGAGAATCTGTACTTAGACAATCAAACCACCCCGCAGGATCTATAGTAACTAATTTGGATTCGTTATTTATCAAAGAAATATTTGATAAATTTAGAAGACAGTATCTTCCAACTATCTCGATTGATTATTCTTCGGTAAATCCTGTACAAATTATAAAACAGATTAAAGATTATTATATTTCAAAAGGCACGAAACTTGCTACTCAATATCTCTTCAAAATTATGTTTGGAGAGGAAGTTGATGTTTATTATCCAAAGGATGAAATTATTAGTCCATCTGCAGCAACTTGGGTTGTAGATACAATCTTACGTGTAGAATTGATTAGTGGCAATTCAGAAAATCTTCTAGATTCTGAATTAATACAATATGCGGATCCTGTAGATCTTAATATAAAACCCGCAACGGCTTTAATTGAAAATGTTATCAGCATTATTCAAGGTAAAGATACGATTTATGAATTAGAAATTTCCGAAGAAACTCTTGCAGGGTCTTTTGTTATTCCTTATAAAACTACTCTCGTTGAGCCTTTAACTACGACTTCAGAAATTATTACTGTTGACTCAACAATTGGATGGCCAGAAAGAAATGGCACAATTCTAATTGATGATTATGAAGAAGTCCAATATAAAGAAAAATCACTTAACCAATTTATTGAATGCACTAGAAAGAAAAATATTTCTGTTGGTGAAGATTGGGATCCTGGCACTACAATTTTTAGTAATATTTTTGTATATACAAACAAAGGCACTGACAGAGAGTGTAAGTTAAGAATATTAGGTATTGCAGAAGCAGGAACAACTGTCCTTGATGACACTGGGTCTTATTACTTACCAGGGGATAAATTAAAAGTTGCAAATTTAGGATCGACTGTAGTTGGAGAAGAGAGATTAAACTCTTGGTTGTATAATGTCAAGAAACTGATTAAAGTTGATACTGTTACATCTGGTGGCGTTAATAATCAAACAGCAACTATAAAATGTAAGAATCCTCATGGATTGTTAGTTTCTGACCAAGTTACAATTTATGGTGCAAACCCTGTAGTTTATAATGGCACATTTATTGTAACGTCTCGTATTGATGACCTTACATTTTCATATCAATTAACTACTCCAACTACCATAGTCCCTCAAGGTAATATTATTCTTTCTGTTGACTTAAACAGAGGGAAGTCTGATGTTACTTCAATTAATAAAATAATCAACGAATTTACCTCTAACGTTCAAAATACATTCTTCAACAAAGATTATGTCTATGTTGCTGCAAGTGGTCTTCCAAACTATAAAATTGGACCTTTTACTGGGTCTGCCCTTATTCCTGGAAATCAACGTAAACTACTAAGATTCCCCAGAAAAGTCCAGACTATTTCAGAAAGACAAAGTATTACTCCTGGCACATCTATTGGTGCCTGGATAAATGGAGTTTCAATTTGGTCTTATAAATCAAGAGAATTCGTTAGATTTGGACCCATTACATCTATTGATGTTTTAAATGGTGGTGATGGATATGATGCAGGAAATCTACCTGCGCTAGAAATTAACGGTGGTAATGGCACAGGTGCTGCAGCAGAAGTGGAAATTAATGGAAAATTAGTTTCTTTTGATGTAACTAATAAAGGCAGTGGTTATACCGAACAACCTTTAGTTTCCATTGTCGGTGGTGGTGGTGTTGGTGCTACTGCACAAGCAGTTGTTACTGGTGGCAAAGTAACTAGAATCTTAGTTGAGCAACCTGGTAGTGGATATACATCTCAACCATCAGTATCTATTACTGGTGGTGGGGGCACTGGTGCAGTTGCTGTTGCTAGCGTTAGAGGACCCGTAAAATCTGTTAAGGTTACTGCTTTTGGTAGTGGGTATACGTCAGTGCCAACTATTAGATTGAATTCTGGTGAAGATGCATTAGCACAACCAATTGTAATTAATGGTCGTCTCGTTTCCATTGCTATCATTAATTCTGGAAAGGGATATACAACTCCACCTACACTTGTTATTAATGGAGATGGTTTTGGTGCTATTGCAAAAGCAATTATTGGTACAGTTGGTGAAGATAAAGGTCGAGTTTTAAGTGTTGAAATTCTAAACAAAGGTATCGGATACACTCAAGGTAATACGACAATTAGATTAGAATCTGTAGGTGAAAATGCAACATTCCAAGCAAATGTATTTGAGTGGAATAAAAATCTTCAATCAGAGTTATCTGCTAAGTTTGATTTTGCTAGTGGTTACGTTTTTACAGGAGCAAATAATCAGTTTGGTGGAGAATATGCTCACCTATCAGATCCTAAGCAGTTAAGATATGTTGTTGGTGACAATGTTTTCTTAAATCCTGTTACACAAAAATTCCAAGAATTAAGTGCAAACTTTAAGCACTCCCCAATCTTAGGTTGGGCATATGACGGCAATCCAATTTATGGTCCATATGGATATATTGACCCAACAGACCAAAATAGTGGCATTAGAAGACTTCGCACATCATATAAGTTAAAGACTAATATTGTATTTGATGCCATTACTAATCCAACTCCTGCCCGTATTGATGGTCCATCATTAACAACATATCCTGCAGGGACTTTCATCGATGATTACTTCTATAATTTCCAATCTGGAGATTTAGATAATTATAATGGTCGTTTTTGCAAAACTCCAGATTTTCCAGATGGAGTATATGCATATTTTGTCACTGTTGATGCATCGGATGCTGGTATTGCAGAGTTTCCATATATTGTTGGACCTCAATATAATTCATTACCAGATGGTTGGAATTTTGGTCAAGGGGCAACCCAAGAAAATATTCCAATGGATGTTGTTAGGTTTAGAGACCCATTTACTGATGTTGATATTGATGTAGAGCGCCAACCAAACCAAACAACTAGTATACTTACTACAGAAATTGAAGGATATCCAATTGTTTTTGATATTCAAGATTCAAATAACGATGGGTTGATTGACGCAAATGAACAACAAGAGGTATTAGAGTTATCAGAAGAAGCAACTCTACAAATTTTTGATTACTTCCCACAAGTATCTGTAGAATCTAGAGTCGATATTGAAGTTGAGAGCACTACTCAATTTGAAGATGCTATAATCGATGGATTTGTAATTGAAAATCCAGGTGTTTCGTATCAAGTAAATGATGTAGTATTTTTTGATAATGAAGGTACTGGTGGATTTGGTGCATCTGCATTAATTGATTCCGTTAAAGGTCAAAAACTTGTTAGTTATACAAAAGAAATTATTGCTGATAAACCATATGGTGTAATAACAACTGAGATTGGACATGAATTAAAGCAGAATGATGAAATTATTGTAGATTCGACTCCAGTCCTTGATAATACCAATAAAACATTTAAAGTTAAAGTTGTTGCTGGTATCGAAAAAATTAATATTATACAAAGCGGCACAGGATATAACGAGACTATTCCACCAACATTTGAATTACTGTCAGAAACTGGACAAGATGGTGCACTTGAGCTGGTATTAGAAAATACTGGGCAAATTAATAAAGTTAATATTATTAATTCTGGAAATGCATATGATACTGCAAATCCTCCAGAGATTCGTGTATCACACCCACAACAATTTAAGAAAACTCGTTATTGGTTAACTGAGTATTATGAAGCATCTGGTGTAGTAAGAGTTTATCACTCTGTAACTACTTCTCAAAGATTTACATATATTTGTGGAAGTATTACTGAAACAGATGGTGATATTGCAGGATTCATTGCTAAGTTTGATGACCTTGGATCTAAGGTTTGGGAGAGAAATTTACTTCCACAAAACGCTGGTCAAAAACGATTAGAATTTGTCAAAATGGTGGTCACTGAAGACACCGAAAATGATTTTATCTATTTGGTTGGTCAATCATATAATACTGGAAGCACACAATATAATCCAGATGTCTTCCTTGCATTATATGAGTCTGGATATAATAATGCAAATGTCCCTGATGGAATTCTGAAGTGGCAAAGGTCAATTGCTGGTATTTCTGGTAGCACTAGAAGAGATTATGTAACGTCAATCGCTCTTGACCAAGAGAAGAGAATTTATATCTGTGGATATACAGATACAAACTCTCCTGATCCAGACGACATGTGGGTTATCCAATGTAGTATTGATGGGGATATTAAAGAGAAGCGTAAGATTGCATCTGAAGATGCATCTGAAAAGATGTATCAGATTCAAATGATAAAAGATGACATATTCTTCTTTGTTGGAGTAAATGAGGATAATGACGATTTACTCTTTGGTCAATTTGAATTTGATGGTGCAAATATTGAAGTTGATTGGATTAATCAAATTCCTGTTATTGGTGGACAAGTGCAAAATCCAAAATTTGCATTTGATGAGTATGGAGCATGTGTTGTTGTTTGGGATGTATTTAACTCAGTAACTGCTAAAGTTGAAAAAATTCAAGTTAGTAAGTTTCTGTTAGAAACTGCTAGATCTGTATGGGATTGGTCCAAGACTGTTACACTTTCAACAACATTCACATCCATTAATAACGCTGGAATTTCTGTAGATATATTTGGTAACTATGTAGTAGTATCTGATGTAGTAACAGAGCAGAATGAAAAATTTGCAATAATTCATTACTTAAAATATGATGGCAGTATCCTTAAAGAAACTAAAGTTAAAGATGTAACTAATATTGGATTTAGTGCAAAACATCACACCACAGATAATTCTGGTGATTGTATTATCGTAGCAAATCGTCAACAATCAAACCAATTAGCATCCTTTAGATTTAATACTTTTGGAAACCTAGAATTTGATTTTACAAAACAAAAGTTAGCAACTTGGTCATATGTAGACCAAACAAATGTAACTTTAGACTCAACTGTATTTAAATATGGCACTCGGTCATTGAAGTATCTTGCTGGAGGTAAACCAGCAAAACTGAATAATTTTAATATTACTCCAGTTGAATGGTCAATGAGAGCATGGTTCTCAATGAAGACTACTGCTTGGTCAACCGCCCATGAACCTGTATTCTTTGAAGTTGTCCCTGCTACTGGTAGCAAGATTCGTTTTAGTATCGATGGCAATTCAAGTAGTCCCAATTATCAAAAAGTATTAGTATACGTCAATTCCACTTTAGTTGCATCCTCAGTTTCACAAACCAGTTGGACTGCCTTCGGTGGCGCTGCTTGGGTGCACATTACCTTCCAGAAGCGTTTAGAATCTCTTGGTCTCTATAAGTATGAAGTATTTGTTAATGGTAATCTCCAATTAAGTTATCAATCCACTACTGACATTGGTCTTGATGATGTTGTAATCGGTGGTCCTGTAACATCACCAACTACAACTAACTGCTTTATCGGTAATATTGACGATTTGGTTATTGATGATATTGCACCATACTTTAACTCATACACTGTGCCAACAGCTGAAATTGAGATAACCACTAGAGACTCTGATGTTGCATTAATTAAGTTTGATAGATTACATACAAACCGCGATACCTTTACTTTTGCAGATTTAACAAAGTATAAAGACTTTGAATTTAGTGATATTGAAAGTACTACAACTTGGACAGACATTGTTATTCCTGGATTTACTACCTGGGAACTAGGTCCTGGTGGATTACAAATTCTCGATATGTCTCAGGTAGTGTCAACCTTTAATCCAACAACATTTAATTTAACTACTAAAAAATATCAATATACATCAAAAACCTCTACAATTCCTTCTCCTAGAGGTAAGAGATTACTGATTACATCCGAAGTAATTAATAAATTCTACTTAAAAGATGCATCTTATCAAAAAATTGATAATGTGATGAATATTGTATTAAATCAAGATGTAAAATTCACAAAATATGCTCTTTTACAACAATTTAATTCTTTAGGTGTTGTTTCAGCATTTGGCACAATTGTAGAAGTCCCAACAGGATCTTTAACACAACCTGGAGTTGGAAATACCTATAAAATTGGTAAAGTTTTTGGCACCTTCAACACTACAGATAGATTAAAAACTAGTGTAGGTGATATTAACCACATTGAAGGAGAATACTTTGATACTGAAGAAGCAGAATCTCCCTGGCAACCTGGCAAAGCGTATGTAGTCGGAAATAGAGTATATTCAAACAAGAGAATTTATGCTTCACAGACAGATGGAGTTTCTGGCACCATTTCACCACAACATACAGCTGGTACTGCAACTGATGGGAATCTCAATTGGGCATTAGTCGGTAATGCAGGTATCTTTACTATAAACTTGGCAGAAAAACCATATCCAAGACCAAAATATACAGATTTGGATATGCCTGAGTGGGATGCTCATAAGTTATATGCTGTTGGTCAAAAAGTATGGTGGAAATTAAACGTTTATACAGTAGCAACTGGTGGAGGTGGAGTTTCTGGGACTAATCCTCCAGTTCACTCTAGTGGTAATGCATCCGATGGTGGAGTAACTTGGAGTCATACATCTACTAACACACCAATTTCTTCATTTGCAAGATTTTTACCATATGACCAAGGAAATCATTACAGTGTTACTATTGAAGAAATACATCCTGGGTCGAATTTTATTCCTGGAGATGTAGTAACTTTTAATCAATCAAATCTTCAATTGTCAACAGATAGAAAAGTTGCAACTATTCTTGGATTTGCATCTGTTAAAAAAATTCGTGTTACAGCACGTTTAGAAAAAGATATTATTCCACAAACTCCTACTAGGACAAATTTAGTATACTGCACATCATCGACTCCACACTTCTATAAGGAATCAGATATTATTTTCAGTGAGGGATTCCAAGGCACTCAATTCAATGGGTCATTCTTTGTTAAGGATGTTATTGGTAGTAGAGATTTTATATTCGCAATCCGATCAACTGCTCTTACAGCACCACAATTTACTTCAAATGCAATTGCAAATGTTAATATCTATGCTAAGCACCCAACATTAACTTTTACACGTAATCATCAATATAATTTTGATTTGAGTGATGCATCTAATTTTGGTTATTATCTCTCATTCTCTCAAGATAATCAATATAAATTAGAATATTCATTCAATAATATTATTAGGGAAGGCACTCCAGGGATAGCTGCTCTAGGAGCTGCACCATTTGTTAAATTCCTAGCAATCGGTGCTCTTACAAATATTTCTTATTATTTCGATCCATCACGCATTGGTAATACATCTCCAGTGGGAGCAAATTCATTTATTGACGTATTAGAAACTCCATTCAAAGGACGATTTAAAATCAATGAGGTCACTAATGATTTCACCTTTAAATTCCCGCTTTTGATAGAACCAGAAAGGTCATCTGCAGAAGTTGGAGCTGACGACCAGGATAATGAATATTCATATTATTCAACTACTTCAGTAAAAGCAGTTGGTCCAATCAACTCAATTAAACTTGTTTCTCCTGGTGGATTCTATAAGAAACTTCCAATTGTTAAAGAAATTGCATCTTTCCGCAGAATTGAAAAAATTATTATTGTCTCTGGTGGCACAGAGTATGCCCCTGGTGTATATTACGATGTCCCTATTTTTGGAGATGGAGAAGGAGCAAAATGTATTGTTACTGTAGATTTTGATGATGAAGTGGGGTCTGGCACCGTAGTCGATATTGATATATCGGACCCAGGAAAAGGATATACCTTTGCAACTGTAGATATTGATGCAATCCCAGGAATTTTAGGACCACAACTTGCTGGCTCTGGTGCTGTAGCTACGGTAATCATTCCAGAAGAAGGTAGCGGATCGTCAGTATTCCTCACTGGTAAGAATATTGGTAAGATTAAGAGATTAAAAAATAATGAATTTGGATTTGGTTATTCACATGACTACACATTAAAACCAGAAATTACATTCCCAGTTAATTTACAGTTATTCAATACTTCTATTCTATCTCAAATCAAGGTTACTAATCCTGGTAGTGGATATACATCTGCTCCTGCAGTAGTTATTGAAGGTGGTGGCGGTACTGGTGCTGATGCACTTGCAATTATTAAGAATAATCGTTTAAGTGAAATTCAAATTAAAAATCCTGGGTCTGGATATTCATCAGAACCAACAATAACTCTTAAATCAGAATTTAACTACGTAGTTAACCTTGACCTCAACTATTTGCAGTTTAATTTCCCGCATGGTATTACAACTGGTGCTCCAATTCAACTTAGAGCTGAAGATGTCGGCACTACTGTTGGTGAGCTTCCAAAACCAAGTAGTGCTGGTTTAACAACTTTAGTTGAAGGACAAATTTATTATGCAATTACTGGAGATATAAACTCTCTTGAGCCAGCTCAACTTAGATTTGCGTTAACAGCACAGGCTGCAGCTGCTGGCGATTACATTACATTTTTAACACAAGGTAGTGGTCGTCAAGTTCTATTGACGGAAGTCTTCGGTGGTAAAGCCGAAGCAGTTGTAGAAACTTCAAGATTCTTAGCAGGCGAAACAGTATTCCAAGGAAGCACTATTGAGCAGGCGACTGCAATAGGTAAAGTATCTACAAATACTGGATGGCAGATTGGTCCCAAAATTCTAAAAATTGTTGATTATGAAGGAGATTGGAAAATCGGGGAAAAGGTAAACGGTGTTATTTCTAAAGCATCTGGAGTAATTGATAATTTGAGCATGGCTCGTGGTGTGTTGAATATTGGGTCATTAACTAAAACTCCTGGTAAGTTTATTGATGATGTGGGCAAACCTTCAGAAATTGTCCAAAAAATTCAAGATTCATTCTTCTATCAAAACTTCTCATATGTTGTTAAGTCTGATATTCCAATTACAAGATGGAAAACCCAAATTTTACGAAATAACCACGCAGCTGGATTCTTAATGTTTGGACAATTGCAATTGTCTGGTGGAAAAGATATATCTGGACGTAGAGTTGCAACGGCGTTTACAAAAGAAGTAAACATTAATAACTATGCAAATATTAATGAAATCACTTCTTTTGCTGCGGCAGAACCAATCTATACCGACTATAATAATACAGAAGTCCTTTTCCGTAAGAAGCGTTTAACATCTTCAGAAGAAATTCTGACTTCTATCGTTAAAAAATTGGACAATATAGCTAATCTCTTTAATGGAATTGATAAAGCATTCCCATTAACGATTCAAGGGGAGCAAGTAGTAATTAATACTAATCAGTTGCTTATTACACTGAATGGTGTAATTCAATCTCCTGGAGATGCATATCAAGTAGTTGGCGGAAATATTGTATTCTCAGAGCCACCTAAACCGTCATCTAAGGTAGTTTATAAAACATTAGGAATTACTCCTATACCGATTTATAGAATTGCTTTATATAGTGCACAGGTTGGTGCTACTAATTATGGTATTTTCCCAACATTAGGGCAACAAGTAAAGGGCAATAATAGTAATGTTATTGCTACAGTAATTGATTCTGGCACAAATCATATTGATGTTATTAATCTTACTGGTGGGTCATTCCAATTGAATGAAGAAATTGTTAGAGGAAATTTATTCTCTGCATTAGTACAAACAGTAACTCTTCTTAATACTGAAACTATCTTTAGATTTGAGGAAACAGTTACTAATTTAAGTGGAAATACGGCAGTTATCAATCAAGTTAATGTCAATAATGGTCAATTAACAGATAGAGTAGTTGTAAGTAAAACATCTGGCACTGCTGAATATGAGACAGGAATTTTTGATATTAAATTAAACGACTTCATTTATTCAGCATCTAGTAAAATTGCTGGTAAGGTAACATATATTTCACCTTATGTTGACCCACAAACTAATCAACCTGTTGAAGAATTAATTCTCAACCAAGGGTCAACTTTTTACGGATTGCTGTTTGAGCGTTTAGTTAGTATTACCAATCCCAATATTATCCTTGATGATATTTCAAAATCATCTATTACTCCAACAGAATTATATGACTCAGATAAACGTATTAATTCCAGTTTCTTAAGTTTTGAAGATGTAAGAAGCACAGAAGTTGAATATACAGATCTTGCTAATGGCACTTTAGTAGACGAAGAATTTGTTGCAAACAAAAAAGTAGTTTATGCAAATCCCGTTTCGGCATATCATGGAAGTGCTACTAATAGATTTAAAGATGCATCAGACATGATTAAATTCAATAAGCAAGAAATTATTGATTTTGCTGAAGCTGAAATTGCTGTGGAATTCCCAGACTTTTACTTCCCTGGTGATGTTATTACAAATCCATTCAGCAGATATTCAGATGCTTATAGAATGATTCAGAAAAATAAAAATCTGATTGTGGGTATGGCATATGATGATATGAAGACCCAGTATCCATCAGCAACTATACCAAATGTTAATAAGTGCAAGAGAGATCTTACTTATTTCGTAGATGCATTGTCAATTGACGTTTTCCGTGGGGGAAATGTATATACTAGAAAATTCACTTTGCAATATTTTGTCAATGGCACTTTCACTTATGTAAATGCTCAAGAATTAGAGACTCGTTTCGCTTACGAAAAAGCACTGAGCTGGATGAAGAAAGCAATTACTAATCAACTGGCTGGCACTATTACTGCAGTAAACTCTACAGATTCTTGGGTTGGATATCAAGATTTAACAATCACTGCAGACCCATCACCAAATGACCCATATGGCACAAATGGAAGTAATACAAGTAACACAAATATCGATGTCTGCTCAGATGTACAAGACGCTCTTGAAACACTTTGGGAGATAGTTGATGTTGCTTTGGGTGATGGCGACCTCACTGAATTACCAGATGAAGACCTAGGCACATATTCTCCTAATGAAATTAAGTGCCGTCGCGATATTGGTCTCTTTATTGATGCTATTGCAGATGATGTAGATAGAGGTGGAAACTATAACATTGTAAAATTCACTAAAAAATATTTCAATACTAGTGGACAACCTATTACAAATGGTTTAGTTAATGAAGAAGCACAGTCAGTTGTTGCATTTGAAAAAGCAAGAGACCTTGCATATAGAGCAATTAATAATCTCTTATACTATAAGATTCTTTCTCCTGTCAGTCCTAATTACAATCTTAACGACCCTCTGAGTTACGGTGGTACTGCACCAGGTCATACTTATGACGCAAACTATAGTTCTGGTAATAATCAAGATGTTGCAAACTGTGCTGATGTTAAATCGTATATTGCAACACTTACTGATATTGCAGTTGATGCCATCGTTGCTGGAAATCTGGATAACATTAATGCACTGTCAAGTATTACTGATGGCACATATGAAGACGGTGAAAATGTTAGGTCAACTAAACTTGCCTTTAAGAATAAATCTACAGGATTATTCACAACTGGAGACCAGATTAAAGGTGTAACTAGTAATGCAATTTTCAAAGCAATTGGGTCTAATACAGGACTGAAGTGGATTTATGCTGGACCAATCACTGGAACATTCCAAGTTGGTGAGTATATTACAAATTCAACTCTTACAAATCAAGGTGGTGTTACTCAAAGTGTTGTTGTTAAGAAAGCAGAATTAAGTGGCACAAAATCTCTCAAATTCTCTGGCACCTCATATCTTAGTGCAGCAGAATCATATGATTTTAATTTTGGTGCTGTAGATAATTTTACACTTGAGGGTTGGATTAGACCATCTGGTATCACTGGCACCCAACATATCTTTGATTTAAGAAGGGTTGTTGATTCTGGGTTAAGAGTTATCATGGATAATAAAAAACTCAGAGTTTATGATGGCACAACATCATTAATCATTAGTGCAGATGTATTTAATACGGCAAACACATGGTATCACGTTTCAGTCGTAAGAACTAATAATGTCCTTCAGGCATATGTAAATGGTGCACAAGTTGGGTCTAATTATGCAGATACTAACAATTATAAGTATGCACCATGCTACGTTGGATCTAGTTTCCAGGGCACCAGTGCATTTACTGGATATATGGATAATGTATATGTGAAGAAGGGCGAGTCAGACCATACTGGTGCTTTCACACCCCCAACACAAATTGATTATACAGATAGTAACATTGTGCTTGGATTGGATGGAGAAGGTCCACTTATTGTTTCGACAACAGACACTTATGCAACGTTAACTAGTGTTAATGTGTATAGCTCAACTATCAAAGTAGTAGACTATGAGAATTTGAGTTTTGTAATTAAAGATATTGACCTTGGTAGAAAAGAATACAGAGATTGTGCAAAAATTATTGGTGTGAATTCAGCTTGGATTGCTGATGAAGCAGTTGGACGCATGAAAACTCAGTTTCCTGATTTCATTATGCCTGGAGATGACCCAGGAAGTAATCAATATGGTGGCACAAATTACTGCATAAGAGACACAAGAGATTTTATTATTCCAGCTTTGGTAAAAGATTTAGAAACTGGAGGAAATTATAATACTTTATATACTGCTCGTACATATCTGACAACATCTGGTAAATTGCAGCATATTGGAAATGAAATTCTTCAAACTGTATATACTTGGGATGAAGTAAGCAATATTATGATTGATGTAATCACTACAGTAAGTAGTGATTTGACTGGTGCATATTCAGATAGACTTCGTATTCCAAATAATTTTGCTTCACCTGCATCACAAGCGGTGCAAGATGAAATCCGTAAACTTATGGATGACATGTTGGAAGTCATTGCACCATCTCCTGATAGATTCCGTGATTCTGGAGTTATTATTTGGAAAAACCGCGATTATATTGCTGATGAAGTTGTTGGTTATATTCAGAACAAATATGTCCAAACTCTTGGTGGTGTTGCAGTAGATTTCCTGATTATTCCTGGTGGAGATGCCGCATGTAAGAAAGATATTAAGACTTATATTATTCCAGCAATTATTGCTGATTTAGCGACAGGCGGCACATATCAAACACAAACTGTAATTGACAATTATCTCGATAGTCAAAAGAATATTTTGTTTGTTGAAGATGAATTAAATCCAATGTTGGATGCATTTAATAGGACAAAAGAATTGTGCCAATATGCAATTAATAATCTTCTGTTGAACCCAGGTGAAACTGCTGCTGGTTTAGGGGTGCCAACCTGGGTGCAAGATGACTATTATGAGCCACAATATACTACGAAAAATGCATATCGTGATACAACAATTACTATTGATGATGAAGGATATCCACAAACCAATCGTGTCAAAAATGATAGATTCATTGATGCAACTAATTTAATCAAGTCTAATAAAGAATTAATTGCTCAAGAAGCAGTTGCAATAATGAATAATCTATCTAAATTTGGAGATTTACAAATTCCTGGAGGGCACGTTAACTGTGAAGATGATGTTAAAGATGTATTAGATGCACTTATCCATGATTTACTGTATGATTGCAATGATAGAATATATGGAGCAGCATCACTGTATATTGAGCCAGAAAATAATTCTCTTAGACATATTGAGTCTGAATGGGAAGCATCTGTAACAACGTTTAAAATTGTTAGAGATATTGCAACTCTAACAATGAGAAATGCTTTCGGTAGAGATTATATTCCTGGCACAAATAGATCTACTACAGCTGTAGAAAGCTATGAGCAGAATCCAAAAGACACTATTTTTGCAGACTGCGGTAATGCAATTGATGGAAATATTCGTTATATTGCCGAGCAAGCAGTATATGATGGACAACAACAATATCCAACTCTTGTAATTCCAGGTGGCTCAATTAACTGTGTGCATGATGTTACTGATATCTTAGAAGCTCTGGTATTTAACCTTAAGTATGGTGGTGATAACTGGATGCAATATGCTACAGAATACTATGTAAACTATTCTGGTAATTTACAGCATATTACATCTCAATCAGCTCAAACTATTTGGATTTTGAATAGAGCTAGAGATCTTGCAATTAAGGCAATTAAAGATGCTCCAATTACAAATAACTCTGGGTCTACTAATATTCAAAGATATTATGATGCTGCACCAAATCCAACAAACCAACTGAGAAATTCAAATCAAACAACTGGAGTTATTATTACTGCATTTAATAACTCAGTCACCAGAACGTTTGCAGCAGGTACAAATAATATTGAAAATGCTGACAATACTAGCACTGGTATGGATAACAGTGACGATTTTGTTGCTCGTTGTGTTACGATACTTCCATCAACTACTCCAGTGAATTGTGTATTATTTGAAGGTGGTAGCACTGCCCAGGGCACATGGATTGGTTTCAGAGATAATGGCACTTATTTAAGATTACGTGCAGGTACTGGAACTACTGCATATTCTGGAGGTGCAAGTTATACTAGTGATACTGGATTAGCAATGTTAGATATTCCTGTCTCAACATTGACTACAGCTGGTTACATGGATGGTAACCAACATGAATTAGTCTGGGAAGTTAGAGTTGGCGGTAATATTGCAACTGGACCAGGAAGAGTTAGATTGTTTATTGATGGTAACCTTGTTGGCGAAGCATCTACACCTGGTGTTTTAAATACTGGTCTTGGCGCTGCAGCAGGACTTTGGTCTAATGGTAACGTAGGAACGTTTGCAGCAACTGCAGCTGCAGTACCAAATGGAGAGCCAACTACAGCATGGCCATACCAAATTACTGGCACCATGTCTTACTATCGTGGTCGTTTAGTAGACCCAGGTTATACTGGTAATGAGGCAGCAGCAGTTATTGCTGATATTACGACCTTAATGCAAAAAGTTACCAGTGGTATTCAAACTCCAGCAACGGTTGCAACTCGTACATATACCTTACCAATAGTTTGGCCAGTTAAATTTACTCCAGAATCTGTTAAGCGTGATTTAAGTATTACATTTGATTCTGCTGGCGGTGGCAGTGGTGCAACCAGTACTTGGAATGCTACATGCTCAGAAGTTGCTTCTGCAATCAATACATTAATGGAAATATTAATTGATACTATTGAAAATGCAGCAAATAGTAATATTAATTATCTTTCAAGTATAACTAGAACATTTAAACCAACAAATAATACCATATATCAATATGGCACTTGCCATGATGTTGTGTCTGCGATAGATACGCTGTTTACCTTAATGTCTGAGACATTAGGTGCTGGTGCAGAGAATGCAAAAATGGTTGCAAATATGATTCTCTTCAATCAAACAGCAATTGCTACAAGAGCACTTGATAAAACTACTTCATATTATGGCACAACAAATCTAACGATTGGATTCTGTAATAATGTCCTTAAAGCACTTCGTTATGACATGATTACTGGAGGAAATGGGGCAACATTCTACTTGCTGCAGAGTTGGTTTGATGGCGAAGGAAACTTTATTGCATTCCCCACTGTAACTAGGTCTCATTTAATATATTGCATTACAAGACTCAGAGAATACATTAAGAGTGCAATGTATTTACTAGGTAGTGACCCAGCGTGGGCAACATATACCACTTATGACCCACCTGGAAGATTAGAATGGTATCAAGAAGCTGCAGAATTTATTATAGATTCTTCTCTTAACCCGATTGAATTTGCATTAAGAAATTCTAAATTCCCAACTGAAGCAAAAGTAACATTCCAAGCATCTGCTCATGCAGTAAATCTTAAGAATACTTACAATATGGGAATTGATTACAATACTGACCCAGCACTTGTTACTCTCTTACCATTGATAGAAGTCGGATACGAGCGTGCTGAATATAGAATTAGAATTAATCGTCCTAACTTCTTCCGTAGAGGAGATATTCTCCAATATGTCCCAGCATCGTCAACTCCTCTTACTGGTTTGCAAAGTAATGAATACTTCTATGTAATTAATGCAGAAGCAAGTTGGTTTGAAATTGGTGCCCACTATATTCATGATGGAAGATTTAGAAAATTTGAGGTAAGCACTACAAATACTGGAGCACAAATTTTACAGGTTGTTAGAAGATCTGGAGTTGTACAGAAAGATCCTATTTTTGCAGTTGACCCATCAGATACACCAGTGCTTGGAGGATTTAATCTATCTGATATAATCTATGGAGTTACTTCAGAAGCATCTGCTGAGGTTGGGTTTGTGCAGAAGAATCTGGCCAAGATATTCAAAACATTCAACAGATATGACTTGATTGATGTCTCTGAAACATTGGGCGTATATGACAACTTTATAAATGGTGAGCAAGTTGTAGTCCAAGGAGCAACAACTAATACTGGATATGTTTATCAAACCAAAAATACAAATGATGATGGTGAAACATTTGTAAATATCATTGACAAAATTGGCACTATTTCAATTGGTGATACCATCTTAGGTATTACTAGTGGCACGACTGCTGAAATTGCTGCTATTTCTGACAGGATGTTGTTAAATGTCAAGTCTGGTGATTTCGCAGCAAATCAATGGTTGTTTGCAGAAAATGATGCAACGGAAGCATACATTACCGAATATGTAAATAAGAGCGGCACATTGACAGGGAATACAGGAGGACGTATCACAATTGATGTTGAGACTATTCAGAATAGTTGGAATACTGGTGATGTAATTTATGGAAGTTTGACCGATTATATTCTTGATGTCAAAGGTATTTCTGGCACTCAACTTCAATTGAATCAGTATATTCACGGAACGAATGTTTATCAATTAGAGTTAGGAGTTGCAATTACGGATACTGGTGTTGCCGATACATTTAGACCTGGAGATGAAGTATATCTGCTTCAAGGAACTACGATTAAGAATCCTGGATTCAAAGCTACCGTGACAGAGTATATTAACGATACTATCAATAATATCCATAGATTGTTTATCGCAAACTTGATTGATGTTGGAACAGGAGCACCTATTTCAGAAGTTGCTATCAGCTCAAATAATATTGGTAAAGTTGATATCGGGTCTAACTTCCCAACAGTTTACGCAAACACAATTTCTTACACTAATACTGGATATACTTCTTATGGTAAAGTTGTTGCAATTGAGCAAAGTGGGATTACTGCGAAAATCTGGGTAGAAAACGCAGTTGGTGACTTTGTTAATAACATGACTGTTAAGTCAGATTATGGATGGGGCGCAGGCGTATCCAAAGCAACTATTCTCCAAGGTAGAGTTGATAGATATTTCCGTGGATTTGATGGATCTCAAACAACATTTAGTCTGACTATTAATAATGGAGAAGCATACTTCCCAGATCCAGCAGGACATTTACTTGTATATGTAAATGCTGTTTTACAACCACCTGGTCCTACAAATGCTTATATTGCATTCTCTGATAAAATTCAATTTACTGAAGCACCTGAAGTTGGGTCAGAATTTATTGGGTCTTACATAGGTAAACTTCGTCAACTAGATGATATTAGCTTTGAGTTTGATTCATTGCGCTCATCGTTTAACTTAAAGCGTGGCGGTCTTTTCTACTCACTAACCTTAACCGAAGGGTCGTCTTCTGCTACTATTTTACCAGAAAATAATATTCTTGTATCTCTGAATGGAATTATTCAAGAACCAGGTGTTGCTTATAGATTAGTTGGGTCTAGAATTATTTTCTCAGAAGTGCCAAGATCTGGAGCATCGTTTGTAGGATTCTCATATATCGGTAGTGATGCTGATGTTATTGCTGCAGATGTGGTGCCACCTATTGAATCTGGAGACAAATTATTCATTGAAGGTGAAGAATTTGCTCGTGAAGTTGCTGTTATTGAGTCTTCTAACTCATTAGTAACATTTGAATATACTGGGTCGGTTAAAGGTAGAAATGCTGCTGCACTAGCACAAATTAAAGGTGGTCAACTAACAAGTGCAATTTTAACAAATCCTGGTAATGGATATACAACACGCCCCAACGTAGATATAATTTCATCCTCAGGTTTTGATGGAAGAATTAAAGCTCTGATGGGTATCACAAGAATTGATGTTAAAACTCCTGGAGTTGGATATAAGAATCCAGTTGTTGCTGTAGACACAACTGTCCCAGATGATTTTGTTTCTCCAACTGGCACTCCAATTAATGGTGGTATTGATATTTACAACCCCGATGAAAATGATGATATTATTGATAATCCTATTCCTCCTGGTTTTATCGCTATCAATCAAAACCCTGTAAACGTAACTGTTAACCAAGGTCAAACTGCATTATTTACAGTTGCTGCTACGGTATCTAATAATCAAACTCTAAATTATCAATGGCAGAAGAAAGAATATGGTGCTGTAACTTGGTCTAATATTATTGGAGCAAACCAAGCAACATATATTACATTGAATGCTGCTCAATCTGATGATAATGATGAATTTAGAGTTGCAATTACTGCTGCTGGTGCTGCGCCAACTTATTCGTTGTCTGCAATTATTACTGTGCAGACAGGAGCAACAGTAATTAATAACTTTAATCCATCAAATATTTTTGATGACATCTAAATAAAAGGAAAAACATGCCTGCAAACGCCAGTTACAACAATGCTACAAAAAGACTTGCAGTGTCTGCGGATAATCTTCCAGGACCTGTAAGTCGTGGCACATTTCCAAACCAGAATAATACAAATACTGTAACAGAGCAAGATTTTGATCATGAGTTTTTATATCGTGGTGGCACTTTTGGAGTTACACGTACATTTGATAGTAATGCTTGGACGCAAACTGGATTTATTAGAAGTATTACTCTATCTGTAGCAGATAATGCATTGTTTGGGGTTAATAATCAAATTAGAAGTGGAGACCATCTCTTCTTTGTTTTTAGTGATGGAATAAAAAGAAAATTTTTATTTACTGGCACTACATTTACATCGATTGCTGATAGGTGTTGGTTAGCTGCAGATAATAGACTTGATTTGATTATGACAAATCAAGCAGCGTCAACTGGCACATACACATACTATGACCAAAGAAATGGGCGATCGGCAACCCCACTTGGTGCTATTGGAATTGCAGCAAATGGAGTAGTATTATTCAATCCAAGTGCAGGGACTGCTGCAAATCCACCATTTGGATTTAATTGGAATACATACAGGCAGGATTCTACAACTCCTATTAATTTCGGTGAAGATACTTGTGGTGGACGACCAGATGTAACAGGTCAATACCACTACCAGGATAGTTCTATTTTAACCTGTTGGCGAACCTCTGGAGCGATGTCTACTTATAATGATTATTATGGAAGCTCCCAATATAATGGTGATAATATTAGGCATCCAGATGGACATTCAAAAATTATAGGATTTTCATTTGATGGATTCCCCATATACGGACCATACGCATACAACAGTCCTTGGGATAATTTAAGTGGAGTCAAATATTTGACTTCATCTTTTGAGATTAGAAATACTGAAGTTTCTGGAAGACCACAATATGGTGCTACACTTCAAAATCCTCCTGCTGGCTCATTAATGCAGGATTGGCGATATGAAGAGGGTTTAGGTGACCTGGATATACATAACGGAAGATTTTGTATAACTCCAGAATATCAAGATGGCACGTATGCATATTTTATTTCTATTGATTCTAATGGAAAGCCTGCATTTCCATATATAATTGGCACGTCTACTAGGGAAACTATTGACCCACCGCCAGGAAATGGAGCAAGAGCTCCAGAGCTTCCGCCGCCTCCACCACCACCTGATTACGTCAGACCAACTCTTCAATTCACGTTACAACCACAAAATGCAACTGTAAATGCTAATCAATCTGTAACATTTACTGTACAAGGTCAAGTGGTTACAAGCGAAGCAGCAACTTCAATTGGATATCAATGGTTTAGATCGACTGATGGCGGTTTTGCGTTTGCTGCTATTACTGGAGCAACGAATAGCACATATA